CGCAGTCAAGGTATATAGTGCATCTGTAGCCGATGACGAATATGCTAGGTTCACAGCTAGTGGTCTTGAAAGCAGAAGTACGGCAGAAGTTCTTTCTGATATTGGCGGACAAGCTAGTTTAACATTTGGTATATCTAATACTAATGCAGTCAAGATAGACAGTGCAAGTGTAGCAGATGATGAGTATGCTAGATTTACTGCAAATGGATTAGAAAGTAGAAGTGCTTCAGAAGTAGCCTCTGATATTGGAGCCGCAACAGTAGATGACGCCACGGCTTTGGCTATTGCTTTGGGTTGATTAGGAGATAAAGAATGGCGAATACATTTAAAGTTATTACAAGAGATGTTGCTCCTGCAAGTGCGGGAACACCCGAAACATTATACACAGTACAAAGTGGTAGTACGATTGTAATATTAGGATTAACTCTTTGTAATGTACATACATCACAAGTCACTGGCACAGTTCAGTTAGTAAGTACTACAACACAAACATCTCAGACACAAAACACAACAGCATTTATTGCAAAAAATATTCCTGTGCCTGTTGGCTCTACAGTAGAATTGTTTGCGGGAAATAAGATCAACTTGAATGTAGGAGATATTATTAAAATTGATTGTTCTGTAACAGATAAGCTGTCAGTGACAATGAGCTATATGGAGATAACCTAATGCCTTTTATTGGTTCAGCACCAGTTACAAACTTTGAAACGACTACTGCCGTACAAAGATTCAATGGCGATAATTCGGATACCACATTTACATTAACGACTGCCGTTAGTTCAGTGCAAGATGTTTTGGTTTCTGTAGATGGTGTCGTACAAGATACGGCTGCTTATACTATTCCAGACGGCACCACTTTAACATTTTCAGAGGCACCTAGTTCTGGAACAGGCAATATCTTTGTAAATTATTTAGCACCTCAAACTGGCACAGTTACACCAGCCGCAGAGAACAAAGGTAATTTTAAAGCAGGTGGTTTGTTTAGAACTAATGCACAAAATTTAACTGCTAACACAACGATATTAGCTACAGAAAATGCACAAGTTACTGGAACATTTACAGTAGATAGTGGTGTGACATTGACTATCAATAGTGGTGGAAGGTTGGTGATATCGTGAGTACAATTAAAGTAGATACAATAACTGATACAAGTGGAAATAGCATACCTTATATGAAAGGTGCTGTGTTGCAGACAGTAGTACATCAAGAAACTGGTTTGGCAAGTTTTGCACTTAATGGTTCAACTGACGTATTATTTATTGCTTCTAATGCATCAGATTCAACAAGTCATTTATCATTAAGTATTACTCCTAAATCTGCTAATTCTAAAATACTACTTTCTACAAATATCTTTCATGAAATTAATGGTAGTAGTAACTATAATGCGTTGTGGGGTTTTTATAGAGATAGTACAAAGTTAGGTGCTTCTGCTGTAGGCAGTAGACGAGGAGGAATTGCTCCAACTCTTACGAATTATTATGCATCTGATAACGCTTCTACACCTGATATGGCTAGTTATCAATATTATGACAGTCCAAATACAACATCAGCTATTACTTATGCCGTATCAGTTAATCACACTAGCTCGTCTAATGCTATATTTATTAATAGAACAGTTAATGATACTGACACTGCTTCTAGCGAAAGAGGTATATCCATACTAATAGCACAAGAGATAGGAGGATAGCATGAGTACTGTAATCCTAGACACAATCACAGGCAAGTCCACTGCAACAACCATAACCATTGGCTCAACACCTGTAGTTAGTGCAAGTGCAAACTCTATGACTATTAGAGGTGAGGGTAGCAATCAGACAAGTATTCAGCAAGGGTTGGCGAAGTGTTGGGTTCATGCTCATCAACATGATAGACAAGATTCTTTTAATATAGCTTCACAAACTGACAGTAGTACTGGTGATTATACATTTACATATACAAATAATTTTAGTAGTGAAAGTTACTGTGCTGCTGCTTCTAATCAGTCCACAAGAAATGGACAAGGTCTTTATGTAGGCAATTTTGCTACAAGTACTTTTAGAATAAATCCATCAAATTCTAGTGGTTCACCTGCAGATTATAATACGACTACAATATTATCAGGAGACCTAGCATAATGGCAAACGGAACAATAGCATTTGATACATTATCAACAAGTGGACAGATAAGTGGAACAGCTAAGTCTGTGGATACAGATTACTTGGCATATGGTAGTGCAAAGTCATTTGAAACACACGATGGCGATTCAACAACTTTTTTAGAAAGTTTTAATATGTCTAGTATTACTGATGGTGCTACAGGTATATGTTCTCCAGTTTTTACTAATAACATGACTAGTAAAAATTACTTTACTGCTGCTTCATCAGGTGCTGAAAGTACAAGTTTTAGTTCACCTCGTTCTGTGAGACATGATACAGCGACAACAAGCACTTATACTTATGCAATAGTTAATTCAGGTAACACTACTGTTGATAGAGCTTATACAACATCTTGTAATATTGGAGACCTCGCATGACAATAGAAACACCAGAATTTCAAGGCACACATCTATGGGATAGACTGTGTTGGGCAAAAGAAAAGCTAGAGCCTTACAGAACAGAATATTGTGTTGTATGGGAAGACCCAGAGACACCTGATGAACCTGCAAAGATTACACATCCTGACCCTAATTGGATGGCTTGTGCATTGCAGGGTGGTATTTTACCTCCCGTTGAGGCATACTGGGAGTTAAAGAAGGATGAGGCAAAACCAGATTTTGTTAAACATACAAGAGGGTATTTGCTTCACAACACAAAGCCTATTGAGGCGTTAACAGAAGAACGAGCTATAGAATATTTAATTATGAAGGACTTACCACAACATGTGTGGAAAGATTACGATAAGGCAAATAAACCTAGAATGGTTATTTGTACTAAACAGCAGTTACCAAGCACTAGAGTATGGCGAAATGCTTGGAAGATAAATGAAGAGTTAACCATACAGAAACAAGAGGTGGCTTAAATGGCAACAACAAACATAGTCGATAAAGATGGCAATAGTATTAATGCAGCAGATGCAACTGTGCCATCCGATAGACATTTCAGAAATGCATGGACACTATCTGGAACAACAATAAGTGAAGATATAACAGAAGCTAAAGTTATCTTTAAGGATAAGATAAGGGAAGTAAGAAAGCCTTTATTGGATGCTGAAGATGTAGTTTATATGAAAGCAATGGAAGCTGATGATGCAGATGCTAAAGCTGCAAGTGTAACTAAGAAGACTAATCTTAGAAATGCTCCTGCTGCAAGTGCAATCACAAATGCTTCAAGTATATCTGCATTAAAAGCAGCTTGGGATGCTGACTTATTAGGCGATAGTCCATACGCATAGGGAGTAGTAGATGGCTTTAACGAAAGTAAGAGGATTAGGTTTAGGTACTCTTGATGATAATATTACCTTTAGCACAGCAGGTAAAGGTGTCCATCTTGGTGTAACGTCTGCTACGGCATCTAATCTTCTTGATGATTATGAAGAAGGAACTTTTACTCCGACTGTAACAGAAGCAAGTACTGACTTACCTAGTATATCATATACTCAACAAACTGGAGAATATACTAGAATTGGTAGAAGTATTCATGTAGAGATAACAATAACATTTACAGCCAGTGCAAATTATAACATAAGAAGATTAAGAGGTCTTCCTTTTACTGTTTCTTCTGGTGGAGCACCTTCTAGTGGGATTGGTATGTTAAACATAAACTACGATACTGGTGATGTACCAATAGCCCAAGCTTCTACTACCACTACATATTTAAATTGTGCAACAATAGGAAGTAACATAATTAATGATTATCCAAGAACAAGATCAGGTACAATGTATATAAGAGTATCATACACCTATAAAACATCATAACTTTATTGGGTATAGAGTAGGACAGTCCATAGTCAAAGGAGATAAAAATGGCATTAACAGAAGAAACAATACAAGACAAAATAGAAGTCGTAAGTGAATTTAAGCATGTTCAAGTAAGAACTGCCACAGTTATCAAAAGAGATGGCAAAGAGATAAGCAGAAGCTTCTCAAGACACACAGTTGCACCCGATATAAGTGCAGATGACTTAGCCAATGAAAGCACAGAAGTACAAGCAATATGCAATGTTGTACATACAGATGCAATTAAGGCAGCTTATGCAACACACTTGGAGAATCAAGAGGTATAAACAATGCCATACATAGGTAGATCAGAAAATTTTGGTGTAAGAAGTAGGTTTCAGTATCAAGCCACGGCTGGACAAACTTCTTTTAGTGGATCGGATGCCAACTCTCTTGTACTAAGTTACAACGATACATTGTACATGGATGTATATCAAAATGGAATATTGTTAGTTCCTGGTGATGACTATACGGCAACAACGGGTACAACTGTTGTATTAGTTCAAGCAGCGACTTTGAATGATATAATAGAAATGGTTGTCTATGATGTATTTACTGTAGCCAACTCTTATACAAAGTCCGAAGCTGACACAAGATACCCATTCAAAGGTAACAACTCAATTATTAGATTAAATGGGCAGACAATAAGTGCAGATATTACAATAGATAGTGATGAGAATGGTGTAAGTGGTGGTCCTATAACGCAAAGTGCAACAGTCACTGTTAATGGATATTGGAGTATAGTATGAGTTCACAATTAAATGTAGACACCATTGTAGATAAAGCAGGGTCAGGTGGCACGAATGTAAAGATAGCAAACAATGCTGTAACTGTATCTGAAGGTGGTAATGCTACAACAAATACTGTGAAAGGGTTGGCAAAGGCTTGGGTTCATTTTACAACAGTAAGTAGCACAGCCGTAAACAATAATATGAGTTTTAACATTAGCAGTCTAACTGACGTAGGAACAGGAAATACGACTTGCAATTTAAGCAATGCCTTTACAAACGTTTCTATTGTAGCACACTTCAATGTAGGTGATGGTGCTAATGGAGACCAATCCATTGTACAAAACAATGGTACGACAAGCACAATAAACCTTTATTGTTTTAATGGTTCAAACGCTAATCATGACAGTTCTTGTTGTGCGGCATCTGGTTTTGGAGATTTAGCATAATGGCATCACAATTAAAAGTAGATACACTCACAGGTGTAACCACAGCAGGTAGCATAGACGTTACAGGTGAAGGCAATAGTACAACAACTAATCTGCAACAAGGGTTGGCTAAGGGTTGGTTAAAATTTGACCAAGATAATACTACTGCAGACGATAGCCACAATGTTTCATCAGTAACAGATGTAAGCACTGGTGTATTTAATCAAAATCATTCAAATAATATGGCAAATGCTAATTACTCTACAAATATTACCTCTGGTTTTTACAGAGTGATTGGTACAAATAGAGAAGATGGTGGGGG